ACACGACGCTCTTCCGATCTTACAAATGTTATATAATTAAACCATGGAAAGGGAATAAATAATAAAGGAGAATGATACTATGAAAACAAATATTGAAGTTAGATTTTATATTGACCTTGAGGTTATGGAAGAAACAGAATATAATGAAACCCAAATTAAAGATATGATAATGAAGCATTCTTTTAATGAATTTAAATTTGATGATTTTAATGTGGTAAAATTAGATGATGGTACAGAAGTAAATGTGCTTCCTCACTTTAACATATATAATGATTTATTAATGAGTGTTTCATACTTTTAAAATCAAAGGAGGTAATAAAATGGACAGATTAGATTATGAATCAGAAGTAATTGATATTTTAAACGAAGCATGTAGTGAGTTAAATTCACAAGAATTTGAAACACTATTAACAAGAGTTGAAGAAGTACTAAATTTTTATAAATAAATGTGAGGTGATTTTTATGTTATTATTATTACAAGTATTATATACATTAACAAATTGGAGATGGGTTAAAACTCTTTTAGGTGTATTCTTCGTTTTACACATTGCTTTATCAGTTTTTGGTGTTGGAGTTATGATTAGTCTATTACCAAAACTAATGAATATGTTACAACAATTATTTATGACATTATAGGAGGAATTAAAAATGAAAGTAAAATGTGTTGATAATTATTTAATGAGAAGATATTTAACTATTGATAAAGTGTACAATGTTGAATTAAATGAAAAACGTGGGTATACAATTGTAGACGATAGCGGTAAATTATTTGTTTATCCACCATATAGATTTGAAGTAATAGATAATTCACCAATAACAATTGTTCACAAAACAGTGAGAGCTAAAAAATCTATCTTTAATGGTAAAAAGACAGTAATTGAATCATATGGTAATTATGTTGTATTAGATGAATCAGAAAAATATTATTTTGTCGTAAATGATAGTGGTCAAGTGAGCAAATACCCAAAATCAAATTTTCAAATTGTAAGAGGTTAACATTATGAAGATTAAAAAGAATAAAGAAAATAGAGAATACGAATTACCTTGCAACTGTAGAAGTTAGGGACGCGATTAATTATATTAAAACTGCGTATGGTTATAAAGACATAGTCCAAGCACAGGAAACTTATAAAAATTGGCGAAAAGAATATTTAAAAGATAATACGAGGTGGTAACAATGAATAATAAATTATGGAGAATGTACAAACTATACTGTTATAAAAATGGACTAGCAGAGGGGAATTATAAAGTATTTAGAGAATTTATATTAAAAAACTGTACACATTAATAGTAATTTACGTACAATATATTATAATCCTTATTAGCTATTAGTTATTGTAACCTTTCAAGACATTTTTATATCCTTTGTTTTATTTATTAGTATTTTTAATTTATCCAATTCATCTCAAAAATTAAAGCAGAATTAAGGGCAACAAATAGTTGCTCTTTTTTCTTGCTATTTTTTAAAAAATATTTATATAAAATTATTAACACTATTGATATAAATATCATACAATATAGTGTAAAGAAAATTAAAATTATTTGAAAAGGGGAATTTAAATTATGAATAAGGTATTTATTAACGGAAACTTAACAAAGGACATGGAAGTAAAAGTTTTATCAAACGGGAATTATGTAGGTAAGTTCACAATTGCTAACACAGTAGGTTATGGTGAGAAAAAGAAAACATACTTCATTCCTTGTACACTATTTGGGAAAAGAGTTGAAAGCTTAGAAAAAATATTAGTTACTGGCGCAGGAGTAATAGTTGAGGGGCAACTTGATTATACAAGTGTTAAAGATGAACAAGGTAATTGGAAGAACTATACTAATGTTGTAGTAACAGAGATAGAAATAACAAAATTCAAACAAACTAACAACTATGACAATATGAGTTTAGAAGAATTAAGAGAAGAATGCAAAAATCAAAATATTAAATTTAGTTTCAAAGATACCGCAGGGATGTTAATCAAGAAACTAAATGCTTAAAGGGGTAGTTAATCATGACAGAAGAACTTGATTTATTAGGTTTACTAATTGATAAAATTGAATATGAAATTATCCAATCTAAAGATAGTTTAAAGTCAGCAAAACATGACATTAAAAAACTTGAAAAAAGTAAAGCAGACCTATTAGAAACAGGAATTGGTGATTATGTTTTTGACAACAAGATAAATAGTGTATTATATGTAAAAGAAACATTAGAAAAAAGATTAAATGTATTAAAGAAAGTTAAATACAGATTAGTAGTAAGTGAAAGAATGCTTAAATCACTCGAATAGTCATCATCATCACCTCTTAAATATAGATTTAGGGTACACGTAACTGTGTACCCTTTTATTTTACTCCTAAGTCTTTTAACATATCATACATAACAATTTTAATTTCTATAGTTTTAAATCTTACTTTACCAAATTGGAAGTACCTTATTAAGTTATTAAAGCAACTGTTACCAACATACTTATTATTTAAAAATGTGTTGTCGTTGTGGTCTGAAGCTAAAACAGAGTAACATCTAGCAGTCTTGGTAGGCTTGTCTGTTATATAAAGTATATCTTTTACAATATTACCCCATATCATATATTTTTTACCTTTATACTCTACTGCAAAATATTCATCACAATGTTTAAGGCTCATTTGTTCTACAAATGTGTTACTATCTCTTAATGATTTATTATCTATAGCATAATCGCTATATTTTGTATTACGAATAAGTTTACCGAATTTAGTTTCTTTTTTCATTTCTATAAATACGTCGTTTGTACTATATTCTATAACCATTTCACCATCGCGTGCTAACGTAAATCTCTCATTCTCGTTAATTTTTATATTGAAATAAGTAAAATAAGGATTTACTCGTGAAATATTGTTACCTAAGAAATACATTCGTACATTGTTTCTAGTTCTTGCTACTGTTTCATAAAAGTCTAAAGCAACATCAACTTCGTTTGTTATATACCTCATTCCTGCGCTACGGTCAACTAAAAATTCATCAAACATTATGGTTGTTACATTTGGGTATGCAACTGATTTATATCTTTGTGATACACTTAGAGCAACAGGGAAGCCTGCGATATTACCATCTACATAAAACTTCCCAAATTTAAACTCAAGTTGATTATTTGGAAACTCTTTTCTTATATCATCAAACCATTTATCATTGTCTTTAAGTTCTGTTTTCCATCTTCTTAAATAAATGAATTGCTCACCTTTTTTTAAAAAATTTCTAATGCACCTCTTTTTTAATCCATAACTCTTACCAAATCCTCTATTTGTCAGAACAAAATTCCATATTGCATTGTAACTGCATATTTTATCATAATTATAAAACTCCATATTTACCTCCTTAAAACAAAAGCACCTAAAGGTGCTTCTGTTATTTGTTAATTTTATCTTCTAGGTTATCCATACGCGTACATATTTCCTTTAATGTTACATTTAGGTTACCTAGTGTTTCCGTAAACTTACTGTTATTTATAAACATTACAACACAACAAGCGATTGGAAAACCTACGTTTGATATTACATTTACTATTTCTTCCATTGATTATACCTCCATAATTATTTATATATAAATACCAGACAATTCAACTTTACTTGTGTTTGTTGGTGCATTCCATACTTGTATATTTCCACTAGTACTGTTAAGTGATACGGTGCATGTACCTATAAGTGTTCCCTCTGTACCAAAACATGACCCAATCAATGTTATTCCAGTTTCTGGTTTAAATTCATTAATTGTACCTATTGTAACACCATTGGTAAATCTAGCTTCGGTTGTATTTGTAGCAGTAAATGTTATTTGTTTTATACCGTTTTTTCTTTTTAAATTTATAGTTAAATTATCTACAGTTAGTTTTGTTACATCACTTGTAGATTTAGTTTCGTCTACATTATTGTATTCTAACCAACCAAAATCTGATTTTTGTCCCCATATGTGAATTTTATTATAATCACCTACGGCTGATTTATATCTTACACTATCAACTTTTACGTTCCTACATTCGACACTTACCTTATTGTATCTAGCGCCGTTTTCAAGATTAAGGACATAACCTTGTGTTCCATTTTTAAAGAACTGTTTTCTATCATCACATCGTCCATAAATAGTATTGTTAAATGCAGTAGATGTTAAAACAATAGAAGAAGAATTATCAACAGATGTGTTCTCATTTTTTACCCCTGCACTTTCTAAATATATACCATATATATTGTTTGACTCTCCCGATATTTCTAATGGGGTAATATTGTCTTGTGATTCACATCCTACGATAGTATTTCTTTTACCTTTTACATTATAACCAACTTCACTAAACCAAGCTTTGCATTGCACAAAAGTACAATTAGATGTATTTATATCAAAAGCATCTGTTGCATTAATTCCAGAACTTAGGTTGTTAAAAAATGTGTCGGCACAATCTAATACAAAACCTTTTCCTCTTGTCCATCTAACTGTTATGTCAGAAATAAAACTTTCTCCACGACCCTTATAAATAAAACCGTCTCCAGATACTTGTTCAATGATTACATTGTTTACTCTAGCCATTGTATCTCTATTTTGATTTCCGTTTGTTAAATCAATACCTTTAAAAATATTATTTTGTACTTGCATTTGTCCAAAAAATCTACCGTTAGTTATTTCGTAACCTATAGTATCTTTAGTTTCTAAACCGACCATTGCATCATCTGTAAATCCTTTTTTAGCCGTTATAGTAGTATATTTATGCGACATTTTTAATTTATTGTAATTGGATAAAACTATCTTTTTCCCTATTTGAACAGAGTTAGGTATATAACAATTCCCATGTCTAGTTAGACAGTAGTTAATAGCATTAGAATAATCCTCTGTTTCTAAACCTTTGTCTATAATTAGGTTGTCATAATATTCAACATTAGCATAACCATCAATAAATTGTTCAACCTTAGTTTTCAATTGTAAGTTAATATTATCAATTTTAGTTGATAGTTCTGTTGTTAAGTTCTTAATTAAATCGCTAGTTATTAACTTACCTAAAGTCCCATCTTCTAACCATACACTAAGCAACTTATTTACTTCTTCTTCTAACCCCTCGTTTTTTATCCACTCAAGTATGTCATTACTATTGTTACATAATTCAATACATTCCTGTAGCTTTTGAAAGAATTTACATCTTAATTCTTCGTTTGTCATGTCTGAAAAATCATACACTCTTCTTAAAATATCGTCATTAATTCCTCTAATCAAGTTAATTCCTCCTTTATACAATAAAGTGCAAATTTTACTTCACACTTTATTGTATGATTATTTAATAAATATAGTTTACAATAGTGAGTTTATTTTATTTGCTATTCTTGGGGCTAATATTTTTAAATTACCTTTTTCGTTAGGGTGCAATAAATCACCATCACCTACAAAGTATTCATTAGCTTGATGAGTGTGTTCGCAAGAAATACCGCTCTCATTAAATAAATCTTTATAATCAATGGAATATTTATTAAATATTTCTATTTCAGCATCCACATAGTCTTTTAACAAAACTCCGCTTTGAGAATTAGGTTCATTCCATGCTCTTGTTAGTATACCAGGAGCATCGGCAGTATATTTAAACTTCATAGGAGTAAATCCAACTATTTTTGCTTTTGGATATTTATCTAGTAATGCTTTTACAACTTTTTCAAAATTAGCTTTAAACACCTCTTTAGATTGATTTGTCCACATAAAATCGTTAAGTCCACCCCATAATCCAATAAGTCCAAGATCATCTTTCATTGACGGTATTCTATCTATAAAACCTGTACTACCATTTGATATTATTGTAGTGCCACTTACTCCATAATTATATACATTAGGAATGTTACATAATTCACTTATTCTAGTTACCCAACTTGTACCACCCAGTCCGTATGTTACACTATCACCTAAAAAACCCGCCGTTAAAGGTCTATCAACTACAAACTCAAAATTACATATACTGTTATTAGGCATGTCCGGATAGAATAAACCTAAGAAATAATAATTTACATCATCTTTATAAAAATCTGTATATTCTATTAACCCACTTATTTTATTAAAATATAACCATCTAAAACTATTTGTGAATGAATATTTTATTATTTGCTCTTCAGTAACTTTTAATAATTTATTATTTAGGCAAATGTATGACGGTGGGAAAGTTATTGTTTTATTGAAGCTATCCACATAAACCTTTTTAGAGTGTTCTTGACATACTAAATAGCAATTACTAATTTTACCATTATTATTAAAATCCACATCTTTAAGAGAATTTACATTAAAATATGCTTTTAAATTATACCCCATTTCAACAGTTACTCCTGTACTATAGTCATGGTTTGCCATTGCTATTTTTATAAAAGGACAATCAGTATTTAGAATTTTTATACCAGTTGTATATATCCCCTCATACCCTATATATTTTTTATTACTATCATACTTTAAAATAAAGTAATTATCATCTGTTGTTAACTCGAATTTTATATCAACATTAAGAGGTATAGGAATAAAATTATTAGTTCTTATTTGTGTTGGGTTTACTGTGTTTCCATTTTCACCCGTTGTGCTATCCATTTCCCCTAGTTCCCAAGGTAAGTGTAAATTATAAACCCCATTATAAACGGCATTCATTTGTTTTCTTATTGCCTCACCTATATTAACATCAGTAGTCCCAAAAAATGTGTTCCTACCGTCTATTAATTCAGCATCACCAGTAGTGCTTCCCTCGTTTAAACTTGTAAAGCTATTGACTCTATTTTTTAATGTTTCCACCTCTGTTTTTTCAGCTTTTTTATTCTCAATATTAAATAAATGTGTGTTAGTTTTATCAACAAAATTAATAAAACTTTCATTATTTACTTTATTATTAATTTCAAGCTTATTCTCTTCAATTTTATTATTTAGTTGAACTTGTATATTTTCGTCAATTATTACTTTCTTTAGTTTTTCATAGTCAGCTTTAATCTTCTTCACTAGTAAATTTAAATGGTTATCACTTGTTTTTATTTTCCCCTCTAGTCTTTCAATCTCTTGCCCTAATCTCTTCCATTGTTGAAAGTCAATAGCATTCTGGTCTTGTAATTCCTTAATGTTTTGTTGAACTCTGTTGATATCGATATCGCTCATAATTTTACCTCCTTAATATACAAACAAGAATAAGTTTTCAAGTTCTTTAAAAATCATTTCATCTATATTAATTAACACCGCTCTCCACTTTTCAAGTAGTTCAGCTGATGATGTTACACCTATATTACCTTGAGAAATTAGTTCATACTCTTCAGTATTGTTTGATGTGTTTCTCACACTATTGTTTGCAGTAGATTCAGAGTTATTCACTGAATTACTATTTGATTTACTAGCTGATGTCATATACTTATCTAAGTCATCAATTTTATTTTGTGGAGTATCATTTGCTATAGATAAATCATTATTAGTAGAAGTATTATTACTGTTAGATGTAGCTTGACTATTTCCCTCTGATTCTCCATTTAGTATTCTTGTATAACTCTCTTTTAAATCTTTGTTCAACATGAAGTCAATATTTTGGCAACGTATCTCTGTTTCATACAATTGTTTATATTTTGGATAGATGTCATTTAATGTAGAAATTAGATGTTGTTTAAAGATGTTGATATTGTCAAACCCTATTTCATGAAACATAAAATGTTGAAAGAATTTTTCTTCAAAGTAAGGCTTTAGTTCATTATTGTATAAATTATACGGTTGGTCAAATAAGTTATAACTTTTATCTTTATAAATGTAATAAAGTTTCAAGGTATATTTACTACTCATTATCTTCCACCTCTTTTTCCTCGTTTTCCTCATCAACATAATATTTACTAATCATTTCTCTGTTTGGTAATACTTTAACATTTAGTCCAAACTTCTTATTAATTTGCTCACATGCTTGTAATCTATTTTTATACATTAACATTGCATTAGTATGGATAAAGTCATTATTAGAATTAACTTCATCAGTTAGTAATCTTTCTTTCTTTTCAAAGTTGTTATTTAGAGATAAAAAACTTAAAATTTCTCGTTCAAGTTCGTATTTGTATTCGTTCAACTTATCTGCTACGTATGGAGTAGGCATAGTTAAAACTTCAAGAGGATTTTCCCCCATTATTTCCCTGTTTGCTAAAATAAAAGGCTCAAAGTTTTCTACTTTATCAAATATTAGTTCTAATGACTTCTTAGTTTTTTCACTCGCATTAATAAACCACGGAAACTTTTGTTGATTAATATTTGCCCTTATACACATTTCAACTTCTAACATTCTTTCTGCATAGTTAGCAATATAGTCCCTAGTTGGTTTAGCTAGGTCGTTATTTCTTATTAGTGTACAATTATCATTGTTTATATATTTAATAGTTTTTATATAGTTATACCCACTTGTTATTACTTCTGTGCTTTCTCCGTTTATATTCATGTTAGCACCGAAAGAGCAAGGTACTGAAATTAAACCCAAGTCTTTATCGTCATTTACTAAACATAAACCGTGTTCATAAAGGGCATTTTCAATGTACCTTGAATCCATTGTTTCGGGTAGATTCTCCCATGTAAACATATTTAAAGCTAACATTTTATAATAGTCGTATAGTCTTTTATAATTTTTAATCTTAAATGCTTCTATTTCATGTTTATTTCTACTCATTGCTATAAACCTCCGTATTTCCTTGTATTTGTGTTACTGAATATTCACCAACAACTGCACCATTATCAACATGCCAAACTGTTAAACCTCTATTAAAAATGTCTTTTATTTCCTCTAAATATTCGTGTGGAATTTTTTCCCCGACAATATTACAAGTGTTTGTTTTAATGAAGTTGAAGTATTTTCTTGTATTTACATTGATAGATTCCCATTTATTAACTTTATAGCCATACTTAACAAAATAATCGTGTATTCTATGCTTATATCTAAAATCTAACCCAAATTCTATTATATCGACTTTCCTATTGCTATTTACTAAATTAAATAATGTGTCGTTACCGCTTGTTTTAATAGAGTTTGGAGTGTTTATTAAATCTGTTACTTTAGCATTTGCCATTGATGACACTTCAAAATTTGATAATTTATTTCTTTCATTTAATTGACTGTTTGCTAAGTTATTAGATAGATAATTAAAATATTGGTTGACACCTGCTTGTGCTATACCCATTGCACCACCAACTGCTCCACCAACATTTCCAGTAGCTATACTTGCAATAGCCCCAATACCACTACCAATACCACCCATTATATTACCAACAGTGTTTTGTGTGTAATTTAACTTATTTGTTGCTAATCCTTGTTTTAATGTTAAATCATTTTCCATCATTGCATTAATATTACCTTGATGGAAACTTGCTGAACTTGTTGCTAAGAATTGAGAATATGCAGAAGATAGTACAGGTAGCATTAATGGGCTGTTATTAACCATGCCGTTTAGGTTTCCGTTGTAATCACCCTTGTACCCCTCAACATAAAGATTATATTTACTTTCTGCCGATGCGTTAGTAGCTTTCACTTTTAATTTTAATGTATGATTTTCACATAGTTCAGGTTTAACAATTAGTGGATTATTCATATAATCAGTTATCATAAAATACCTAAAAGGAAAACAGAATAGTTTTGGCTCAAAGGTAGCCATAGTTGGATCAGTAGTTGGAAACACGTTTATTTGTTTTAATAGTTTGTCTATTGTATCTAAAAATAACATTCTGTAACATTTAGGAATACCACCTTTTGGAGTACCGTATCTGTCTACATCAAAACTACATTCTATTATTGTGTTCATGTCGCTTATTTCTATAAAAGGATTATAAGTTAAGCTTTGTATAGTATCTACAAACCCTAGATAAGTTGCTTCATTAATTCTGTTCCTAGGAATACAGTAGTAATAAAGACCTACTGGAATATTCTCCATTATACTACTTTCTATATCGTTACCAGTTTGGATTCCCATAATTCCACCTCCCTAATCATTTATTATTGACCTATATCGGTAATCAGCATTTGGAGTTCTATCATTTTCCATTATATTAGTACCAGTTTGTTTAGCTTCTATTACATGAATTGATCCATCATCATTTTTAGAAATAAACATAACTACATGTCCATTATCTGAATTACCTCTAGTGAATACTAAATCACCCATTTTCAAGTCATCTAAAGTTGTTTCTTTACCGTCTTTAATTTGTGTATAAGTTGTTCTTGATATTTTTATCCCATTATCATTGTATGCCCATTGCATTAATCCCGAACAATCTGTGCCACTATCTGAGCCTAGTGGCGGGTAGTTACCACCATATACATATGGTTTACCTAATAATTTTCTTGCACTTGCAACAACTTTTTGTCGTATTTCGCTTGTACTTTCTTCTTGTCTGTTGTATGGACTAGGTATATAACCCATACCGTTGTTGTCTGTGATAGTTCCACCGCTTAAGTCGGGTATTGGTTTATAATTATAATCTGCATTTAAAAATACATTTGCCTCTGCTTTTCTTCTATTTCTTAACCCCTCCTCAAACTGGCTACCCTCCATTATTACAGTAGTTTTCCAAACTTCAGCAATACTTTCTTTACTATCTCCATTAATATACTTTGTAAAAATTGTCTTACTTGTCAAGCTTCCTGTGTTATAATAAAAACTAACAAATGCATCAAATTCATTTTGTTTCATTTTGTTCATGTCATAACCATATCTAACAAAACTGTCGTACACATATTTTGAATAATTAGTATATAAACTTTGTCCTAATACTTCTGAAGCTTGTTGTTCTGTACAGTTTGGAGCAAGTTGCTCATAGTGTTCTGGGTCGTATTTACTAGTTGTCCCATATCCAATAGTATACGTTCCGTCGCCTAGATTATAAGGAGTTGCTGAAAATCCCTCTCCTTGTTTGATAAAGTAAAGACCGTTTCCACTAACATAACCCTCTTTATATAATGTGCTTTGCCCACCACTTGATGATCCACCGCTTGATCCACCATTTATCATTCCAAGTCTTGTTGAAGATGTTAGGAAGTAACAACCTTTATCTGTATAGTCATAAGCTGTAGTTATGTCTTGAACTTTTAACTCGCCTACTTCAATATCTTCCTGTTCCAATAAATTATCTAATTGTACATCACCGTTGTTATCAAATCGATAACAGTGTTCACGTTCAATGAAACTTTCTATTTTAGTAAAATTAATGTCAAAGTAATAAGTTTGTAATACATCTAACTTTAATGTTAGCTTTGTACTATTTTCTGTTACATATTCTTTATTTATAATAAAAAAGTATTCCCATCTTGTCCCATTATTCCACATACAATAATTATAATTCATACAGTCATCTATATACTTGTCAATTGTTAAACTTCTCTCTTTTCTCAAATAAGTACAATCGACCATTGAGTATTTTGCTTTCCTCATAAACCAGTTTACTTGATTAGTTGAATTTTTAAAATTGACAGTATTGTTATAATTAATGTCAAGTTCGGGAATACTACAAAAGAAAACATTAGAAATTCTTGGCATAATTAAACCTCCTATTATAATAAAAAGGGGAATAACCCCCTTTATTTTATTATGCTTTAACGACAAATTTTACACAGTTTACGAAGTTACAACTAGCAACAATTCCCCATCTGTTAAACCAAACGTTTGTGTAAAGTGCTTGAGGATTTCTGAATGTTTCTGATGAATTTAAAGTTTCCCAAATTTGTAAAGCTTCTTTATCGCAGATTATACATTGAGTTTCTGTATCTTCTGCATATGTTTCTTCCTCACTACCTACACATTTTACAAAATTGTCGATTGGTAAAACGTGTAAATTGATTTGGTCATAGCTTACGTTAAATGCTTGTGCTAATAATTGAACGTCCATAACTGCTAATAAATCTGTTGGTACAAAACAAACAAGGTCTTGAGGTTTTGAATATGTCATTACCCCTTGTCCATTATATTGATTTGATAAGAATCCCATCTTTAAGATATATGATTTTATTGCAGTAACTAAACTTTGTGCTTTTTGTTGTAATGTTAATGTATCGTATTCAGTTTTACCTAGTTTAACTTCTGCACCTTTTAAATGTGATAAAGCATGTTTAACTAATAAGAAGTCATCATATTCAGCAGAGTTAAGTGGAGCTTGTAAAATTCTAGATGTTAAATTACTTAAACCATTTTCTTCTCTAAATGCCCCTTTTAGTTCTTCATCTGATATAGTTGCTTGATATTGCATTTGCTTATTTTCTGAATAATATTCAACCTTAACATTTGGGTTTTGTCTTGATAATAAATCAGTTGCTAATTGTCCTCCGTCAGTTTGTCTTGTCCTATCTTTACCTTTAACAATATCAACAAATATAGATTCGATTGACTTACCGTATGGTAACATTCCCTTTTTAAATAGTTTATAAGGATTTTCATATGCCTTACTAAAAAATCTTTGCTTAGCAACTTGATTAGTTAATACATTTATAAATTCATTTTTAGCAGTTGGGTATTCAGAAATTATTGTCCCAATTTTATGCATATTTTCTTTAGTAACATCCCCTATCCTGTCTTGAAATTCTTGACTTGTAGCTGTTGAAAGTGCTTTCGTAAAAGTAACATTATCTAATGCCATAATAATTTATTCCTCCTTAATCAAAGTTCTTTAATATATAATTTATGTCAATTTCAGTTTCGTCCTTTTTAGAAGACGTATCTGTTTTAGTTTGACCTGTAACAGGTATTTGCTCAAATAATTCATAATTTTTTATTTTTAAACGATTTATTTCATCGTAGATCGGAAGAGCACACGTC